CATTAGCCTATGCTACATTAGCCTATGCTACATTAGCCTATGCTACATTAGCCTATGCTACATTAGCCTATGCTACATTAACCTATGCTACATTAGCCTATGCTACATTAGCCTATGCTACATTAGCGTAGGCTAGTCCGACCTAGGCAAGTGCAGCCTATGCTACATTAGCATAAGCTAATTAGGCGGCAAAACCTAGGTTTTGGGTCCCAGTGACCGCGGCAAAAACGCGGGCGGGCGGCGGCGCGGCTTGATTTTTGCGCAGCCGATTAATTTTTCGTCGATTTTTAGGGCTTGCATTTCATAGAGTCTTGGTGTAGTGACGCAATCGGAGGTGACAATGCGCGCAGATGACGAGAGCGTCGAGCTTACTGAAGAGCAGATCAACAAGCTCGCGACTGTCTTTGACAATCGCGGAAGGGTGGATCGCACTCTCGGCAAGGACGCGCTGATCGATTCCGCCACTAATCCTGAAACTCGTCGCCAGCAAGCGATCGAGTTCTTCGGTGCCGGGTATTTTGATCCTATTCCTGATCCTGAAGTCGAGGCGATGAATGACGCCGAGCAGACCGGCGTCGACGCGGTCGCCGACGACGGGCTCGTGTACGGCACGCCGATCGAGCTTCTGCGCTATAAGACGATCTATCTTAGGGAGAAGGCGCGTCGAGCCGCGCTGGAACGGCGTGTCCGACAGGCCGATCTTGTTCCTTATTGGGTGATCGAACAGGTCGTGTTCGATCCGTGGAAGAAGATCAAGATCGAGCTCGAGCAGATCCCGAGGGTCTTTCGTCAGCGGTTCCCTGGTCTGGAAGAGGAAGCGTACGAACATATCACACGCGCCATTTCCGACACGCTGCTCACCGCGCAGAGGTACTTCCTCGGCGCGAAGGAAGAACTAATCACGATCACTAAAGAGAACGGCTCGCTCAAATCGTCGCCTCTTGGCACAGTGATGACGTGATGTCGGCTTATCAACAGGCTCTGCAGGAGCGATTTGGGTCGCTTCTTGAGCGACTGGCTGAAGAAGTTGCCCCCAGGCGATACAGAAAAGTGTCTGAATGGGCGGAAGATCACGCTTATTTGGACTCGACAGTGTCTGCAGAGCCTGGTCCGTGGCGGTCCTATCCATATCAGATCGCCATGATGGACGCCTTCGTCGAAGATCGCGTCGAGATCGTGGTCGCGATGAAGAGCGCTCGAGTAGGCTGGACGCGTATTCTCGGAAATGTGGTCGGCTATTACGCTCACGTAGAACCGTCGCCGATTTTGCTGGTTCAGCCGACGCAGCAAGATGCGTATGGCGAGGTTCGAGACGCGATCGATTCGGTGTTGTCCCGCTTGCCGATCAAGCAAAAGCGGATCGGTTCGCACGGTACGATTTTCCGACGGGAGTTTCCCGGCGGTCTGTTGTATGTGATCGGCAGCAACTCCCCGAGGTCTTTCCGCCGCATAACCGTCCGTCTAGTGCTGTTTGACGAGGTTGACGCGTATCCCATCGCTGTGCGTTCGGAAGGTGATCCAATCTTTCTCGGCATGGCCCGAGCCACGACCTACTATAACCGGAAAATCGCCATCGGGTCCACGCCCACGCTGAGCGGCGTGTCGCGCATCGAGGAATGGTGGGAGAAAAGTGAGCAAGGACATTTCTTGATCCCGTGCTGTCATTGTGGAGTAGAACACGTCCGAGTCTTCCGCAAGGACAGCAAAGCACCCGTCATTCGTGGAAAACAGATCCCTAAAGCGTATGTGGATTGGCAGAACGACGATCCTTCCACAGCGAATTGGATTTGCGAAACCTGCGGCGCTGTTCAACCACTAACTAAGAACTTATCTATGCTCAAGCGCGGGCGATGGCTCGCGGACCGCTGGTCGTGGGAGCTGGACAAGGGATTCACTTTCGCTCCTAACTTCAACGGTGTGATCGGGTTCCGAATCTGGGCCGGATACGCGCTGCATCCGCTAGCGACCCCGGCAGAAATTGTCAAGGGGTATCTACGAACTCGAGGCGACGATCGTGCCTACACGGTGTTCGTAAACACTGTTCTAGGCGAGCCGTTTGAGAATACTCAGGAAAAGGTTCCGTGGGAAGTTCTGCGTGACCGCGCTGAGCCGTATACCGCTGAGGCTCCGGAAGGCGTTTTGTGCATCACGGCAGGTGTGGACGTCCAAGGAGATCGCCTTGAGTGCGAAGTCGTTGGTTGGGGCTTCGGTGAAGAGTCCTGGTCACTGGATTATCACATCCTACCGGGGAATCCGACGCAGACGGAGGTTTGGGATCAGCTAGAACAACTACTCCAGCAACCGTATCACTTGCCGGGCGGAATTCCGATCTATGTGTCTGGAGTGTGCGTCGATAGCGGTTATTTGACAAAATCTGTATACGAATTCACTAGGCGCACCTCCTTGACCGTATGGCCCACGAAAGGCGTACCAGGTCCTGGTCGCCCGATGATCAATATGATCTCGCGGGCGCATCACCTCAAGCGCCGGGCGTTGTTGGCCCGAGGCATTGTGACACCTGTCATCCTGGGGGTGGACGAGGCGAAGGCGCTGCTCTATAACAGGTTGTCGTTGGTGACGGAACCTGGACCAGGTTATTGTCATTTCCCTACTGACCGACCGGCCGCATGGTATCAGCAATTGGTCAGTGAACGACTGATCACTACTCGGTTCGGCGGTAAGGTGACATCAAAATGGGTGATTACCCATGGCCAGCGCAACGAGGCGTTGGATTGTCGTATTCTCGCGATGGCAGCGATTCAACTTCTGCGACCGAATTTTGACTCTCTTCAAGAAGAACTCACCAGGCGACGAGACCCCATTAAGCCGAAACCGGATCAAGAAACAGAGGTTCAGGCCCCGCCGACTCCCAAACCTAAGCGCTCGCTGGTCGATGATTCGTGGCAACTGGCTTGACCAATTGCGCCTAAAATTAATGCCAGCCGTACCTAAGCCCGGCCGGCCGGCAAGGACGCAATTTTTGCAGTGTTTCGTCAACCACCAAAACCCTTGTGCGCGGGCTCGAACGGAGGTATAAGGCACCATGCCCACCCCTCAAGAAATGTACGAACTGTATCTGGCTGCGGAGCAAGCCGTGTTACGCGGTCAGACCGTTCGGCTTGGCGAGCGCTGGTTGTCGCTCCCCGATCTTCAATGGATCATTGAGGGTCGCAAGTATTGGGAGCGTCAGGCCGCGCGCGAGCGCTATGGTGCGATGGGCTATGTCATCACCGCGACGTGGTCCTCAGGCGGGCCGGGGGACAGATGACTTTCGAGCCCACCTGGCTGGATCGCATCATTGGGGTATTCAGCCCGGCTGCGGCTTATCGTAGGGTTGCGTACCGCGCGCTGATGCGCTATCGCGGAGCGCAGCCGTCTAGGTATCGTAACCCGATCCCACCTGATCGTCCTCAGAACCAGGTCGTCGCGGCTGACCGCATTAAGCTACGGTCTATTGTTCGCGACTTTGAGCGTAATCACGACATCGCCAGAGGCATCATCACGACGCTGGTCGGTCGAATCGTAGGCACTGGCATCGAGGTCGATCCTCAACCACTTACTTCGTCCGGGAACCTAGACCAAGCTCTGGCGAGACGCATCACTGATGCTTGGAACCAGTGGTGTGAGTCTCCTGAAATGTCGGGGCTTTATGATATGTCCCGACTCCAGCAGGTGGCGTGTCGAGCCTGGCTGCGGGACGGCGAAGTTTTCGCTCAGCTAGTATCGTGGAACCGTACCGCTGAGCAAGTACAGGTGCCGTTCGGCATCGAACTGATCGAGACGGACTGGTTGAGCTCCGAGACTGACGAAGCTCAAAATGCTTTCGACGGTATCGTAGTCAATAACTGGCGGCGACCAGTAGCCTATCTTTTCTATAAGCGGTCTGTTAACGATCAAGCTCCGACGACGCAGGAACTCGTACGCATTCCCGCTGAGCGTATCTTGCATCTCGCTTTGCGAGATCATGTTGGGCAATTGCGCGGGGTTCCGCTGTTGGCTTCTGCGATCGAGCGTCTTCGCGACCTGGCCGATTACGAAGAGTCCGAGCGACTGGCTGCCAAGGTGGCCAGCGCGATGACCGCAGCTATCAAGCGCGGTTCACCGGACATGTTCGACCCCACGAAAATCGTAGACGGCGAACGTGAATGGACGTTCAAACCCGGCCAGATCTACGAGCTCGCTCCCGGCGAGTCGATTGACGTGATCGATACTCGCCGTCCGAATTCCGCCTTGTTTGATTTCCGTAGAGCGATGCTGAAGGCGGTCGCGGCAGGGACCGGCGCGCCGTATTCTTCAATCGCGCGCGACTACGAAGGGTCGTACTCCAGTCAGCGGCAGGAGCTAGTCGAGCAAAGCATGCTGGACCAGCTCTTGGCTCATCAATTCACGGCTGGATTCGTGCGACCAATCTACCGTGAATTCTTGCGGCACGCTATCGCTGTGGGGGTCTTGCCGGCAGGCGATCTCCGACGTATGTCAAACGCAGTGTACCTGACCCCCACCGTGCCGTGGATCGATCCCCTCAAAGAGGCGCAGGCTTGGGTCGAATTGGACAAAGCAGGTTACGTGTCTCCCCAGTACATCATGCGGAAGCTCGGTCTCGACCCAGACGATGTTCGGAGACAGCGTGAGGAATGGGATCGGGAACCGACCGGTCAACTGGACGTCAAGACCGCAGCCCCTGCGTCTAACGAGCCCGCTGGACGCGTTGTGAGGATCTATGGCGCGTGAGTTGTTCCTGTACGGCGACTTCGGTCTAGAGATCCGGGCAAAGGATTTCTATGACGAGCTCAAGACCAGCAAGGAAGACACGCTGGTCAGGTTGAGCAGCGCCGGCGGTGATCTGTCCGAGGCGGTTGCGATCGCAAATATGATCGTTGACCGCGGCAATGTGGATATTGCTATTGATGGTCTCGCAGCCAGCGCTGCGACCGTCGTGGCTTGTGCTGGCCGCAAGGTGACCATCGACGCAGGTGGATCGTACATGGTCCATGGACCGTCGCTGCTTGTGATCCAGGCCAACGCTGATCGCCTGCGCAAGGTGTCCGATTTCCTTGACAATTACTCGGACCAGATGCGTGAGTTCTACCGTCTGCGTCCGCAGATCAATCAGTCGAAGTTGGAGGAGTGGCTCAAGAACGGAGAAGATAACTGGTTCACGGCGTCGCAGGCGCTGGAACACGGTTTCGTAGACGAGGTTAGAAAGACCCCGTTCTTGGAGCTTTCGGCCCGCTTGCTCAACTTCATCCCGCGCACCATGAGGAGTTCTACAGTGCAGGAGTCGCCCCAGACCGCAACGCCTAGCCCTGTGCCGGCCGCGGTTGCCAGCCAGCCGGCCGCTAGCCCGCCGGCCGCGGTTGCCAGCCCGCCGGCCGCCAGCCCGCCGGCCGCGGTTGCCTGCCCGCCGGCCGCCAGCCCGCCGGTGGACCATGCCGCACAGATCGTGGCTCGCAATTCCAAGATCCGTGAGCGAGCTAAGCCGTTCATGCATCTGCCCGAGGTACAGGAGCTCGTTTACGACTACCTCACCCACGTCGACCGTCCCGTCGAGCAGTTCACCGATGCGCTGGTCGGGGTGCTCGCCAAGGGGACGCAGCCTGTGGTCTCGTATCCTTCGGTCCAGGGTGCCCCTGGCAAGGATGAGGTCACGAAGCTTCGCGAGGGTGTGACCAACTGGCTCACGATGCGGATGCGGCTCCCGGAGCGGTTCGGCTCTGCGTTCCAGGCCGGCGACCCGGGCGAGTTCCGTGGCATGACGCTGGTCAACATCGCCGCCGAATGCCTCGAGCGAGCCGGGGTGCGAACCAAGGGCCGCTTCCCGCACGAGTTGGTCACCGAGGCGCTGCAGAGCAATCGGCTCTTCGGCATGCAGACCGCGAGCGACTTCGCTGTGCTGATGGAAAACGTCATGCACAAGACGCTCCTCGCGGCCTACAACACGGAGCCGTACACCTGGTCGCGTTGGTGCTACAGCGTCACGGTGGACGATTTCCGCAACCACATCAGGTACCGCACGGGTCTGCTGCCGCGACTGAAGACCCTCAGCGAGGACGGTGAGATCCCGTTCATCCGCATCCCCGACGGCGAGCGGTACATGGTGTCGGTGGATGAGAACGGTGTCCGCATCGGGCTCAGCCGCAAAGCGATCGTGGACAACGATCTTAACACCTTTAGCGACCTCGTCGCGCAGCTCGGAGCTTCCGCCCGCCGGTCTGAGGAGCTCGACGCGATCAACCTCCTCATGTCTAACCCGGTGCTGCCGGACGGCAATCCGTTCTTCCACTCCAGCCGCGGCAATGTCGCGACTGCGGCCGCTCCGTCGGAGGCGAGCTTCATCGACGTGATGCTCAAGTTTGCCGCGTTCAAGGACATCGCCGGAGAGGACTATCTGGACCTGTCTCCGGACTTCATGCTCTGCGGTAAGTCCGTGGAGCCTGTCGCTCGGCGGATCAACGCTTCGCAGTCGATGGTCGCCACGAACATGTCCGCTGGCGTGGTGAACGTGGTCCAGAACACTTACAGCGAGATCATCTCGACGGCGCGTCTCGGTCCGGCCTCCACGGCGTGGTACTCGTTCGTCCGTCCGTCTCGAGTACGGTCGTTCGAGATGGTCCATCTGTCGGGCGCTGAGGCTCCCCAGATCTCCCAGGAGCAGCCGTTCAACACGACTGGTGTCCAGTGGAGGATCGTGCACGTGTGGGGTGTCGCGCCGGCTGATCCTCGCGGCTGCATCTACAACGCTGGAGCCTGATCCATGGCGACTAACTTCAAGTACGAGGGCGACAAAGTAACTGTCCTGTCTCCAGGGACCGTCACTAGTGGATCCGGAGTTCTGATCGGGCTCCTGTTCGGCGTGGCGCTTCACGACGCAGTGGTGAACGAGCTACTTACGCTGGGCGTGACTGGAGTCTGGTATTTGCCCAAGGCGACCGGATCGGCTTTGACTGCCGGGACGGTCGTGTATTGGGACGCGACCAACTCCAGGGTGACTACGACGGCTACCGGTAACAAAGTGATCGGGCTCGTGGAAACCGCCGCCGCATCGTCGGACACGAAGGTCGCGGTGCTCTTGACTCCGAACACCAACGCTCTCGGCTCGTAACACGCGATGTTTCAGGCTGGAGCCGACGTGCTCTACGACGGATGGTTGGCTCAACCAGCGACGTTGCACGTCGGCTCCACTCCTGTTAACGTCAAGGTGATACTGGATAGCGTTACGGAACAGATGTCCACGCTGGACGGCAATTTCACGCGAGACCGAATCGTGTGCTATATGTTGTCCACTGCCACACCTTCAGCGGGTCAGCGATTGACTATTGGTACTACTGATTATTATATCATCTCTGCTCCGGAACATGATCTTGTGACCGGTGAATGGAGAATGGATCTACGTGTCGCTTAAGATCACCACGTCCCCGACAGCCCCTCCGGCGAAGCAGTTCGAGGAGGCGTGGCTACGCCTCTCGAAAGAGGCTGTTAAAGACGTCGGTCGCGATGTGCTGACGGTGTTGCGTCAGCAGACTAAAGGCCGATTTAAGTCTACTAGATTACCGCGCACGTGGCGTCAGGAAGTTTATCCACCTAGGGATCGTTTGGCTTATAATCCAGCCACTTTGATCTATTCAAAAGTTCCTAAGATCATTGACGCGCATGAGCGGGGAACACCATATGGACCCGTGCACAAGCGGTTCATGGCTATCCCGCTCGACCCAGAAACCGTGTCATTTACGAGGAATGAACTCATTTCGTCCGCTCGTGGGGTAGAACGCCTCATTTGGCGACGCAAGCAAGTCGAAGTGAATAAGGCCAGGCTCGTCCAAGCTAGATATACTCCAGAGCTATTGGCTGCTCGCGGCTGGCAGTTCAAGGCTGTTCGACTCGCTTCTGGTGCGTTGATCTTATTCGGAGCAGCCCGACAGACTACTCCAGCGGCCAAATCGTCCAACACGCTGAGCAAGAAGGGTTTCGCGCCGAAACGCGGAAAGACCGATAATGCGGTGTGGATCCCGATGTTCTGGCTAGTGAAGATGGTCGGGTTCAGAAAAACATTTGATCTACCGAATTTGGCCAACAAGGCGCAACTCGCCTTGCTCCTCAAATTCACCAAGGTCCCCTGATGTCGGTTCGCTACACAGTTTTTCAGGGTCTCTTGAACGCGCTGAGCGACGCTGCGGTCGGTCCAGTAGTCCATGCCTTGACCCCGGCATTGGATTTGCCGCCTGGAGTGTTTTTGGTTCTACAGGATCAGGACATCGAGGTGTTGGAAACAACGATGTCCCCAGTCACTTGGCAGCTTAGACATTCTTATCAATTGGCGGCATGTTGTAGGTCTATTGATCCAATCAGCGTCTACAGTGTCTTGGACACGGCAGTTGATACGATCCACGACACTTTGATTACGACTTCGCACTTGCATCCATTAGTTGAGTCGGTTAGCTTGGATCCGTTCACGTTCTCTGTGGACTACAGTTTCGGCTCTGTTCCCTTGGCGATCCTTGCGGGACAGGTAAATCTTGAGTATCTTACAGCTCGCAGCACGGGGTAACTCAGATGCCTCTGATGAAGGGATCTTCGGTCAAGCTGGCCCTCGCGTACGAAGGTTCGTATGGGGCTTCTCCAGGAGCGTTTAGCTATGTTCCGTTCATCAGCTCCGGGCTGAGGGGAGAACAGACGCTTCTCGACAATGACATCTTGGGTTTGGGACGTGACGCTCAGCGTCCGGCTCGGGATGTCGTGAATATCAACGGCAGCGTCACTGTTCCTATTGACGCGGTCAATGTCGGATATTGGCTTAAGCTGTTGCTTGGAAATCCGACTACAACTGGCACTGGGCCCTATCAGCATTCGTTCGTCTCCGGGTCGGATACGCTCCCCTCTGCACAGCTCGAGTTCGGCGACGCTGGACTCTATCATCTTTACAAGGGCGTCGTTGCGAACAGTTTCCAGTTGCGCGCTGAACCGACCGGTCGTGTCAATGCCGTGTTTGAGTTGCTCGGCGCGTCTGTGACCTACGCTACGTCTTCCGTCGCAGGTTCTCCGACTAGCGGCACTTTGACCAGGTTCAACGCGTTCGACGGTGCGATCAAGAAGGATGGGGTTGCACTCGCCAAGATCGTGGCCGCTGATCTCCGCTTGTCGAACAACATCGAGCTGATGCGGTACATCGGCGGCGCAGGTGCGGTTGAGGACGTCGTGCCCGGGATCTTCCAGGCCACTGGAACTATCGAGGCCAGGATCTCGGACAATACCCTGTTGACGCTCGCCAACGCCGGAACGCTGTTCGATCTCGACCTGACATTCACTTCTGGTACGAACGTGCTTAACCTCAGCTACCAGTCGGCTGAGATCGCTAGCGCTGGCGTGCCGTTCGAGGGCCCTGGAGCGGTTCAGGCCACGTTCAATCTCGTTGGGGCGAAGTCTGGTAGCAACCCCTCTATCAAGATCGACCTCACCAACTCCAAGTCGAGCTACTGATGGCTAGGATCAAGCTGAGTGAGCTCAAGAGCGCTGTTCTTGAGTCGATCGACATGCCGGATGGAGCCGTTTGGCGGGTTCGTCGAAACTCGCCAGTGGCTGACTTCATTGGCATGGCGGCCTATTCCGCTAAGATGCGGGAAGGGACCGGCAAGGCGATCTTGGAACGCGTTATCGCTGTTGCGCGAGAGGTGGTCGTAGAATGGGAAAACATGGAGACCGAAGAAGGACCGCTCGAGTGCACGCCGGACAATGTGGAGCTCGTTCTGCGTAACGTCCCAGGCTTCGCGATGCAGTTCTACCTCAAATGGGAAGCTGTCCTTGAAAACCGGAACCAGGAGGGAAACGTCTCAGACGATACCTCGCGTGGTCGCTCGGTAGAGGAAGTCAGTACTGTGCCGCCTGTCGTCAGCTAAACGCTCCGTGCGCGACCGAAGAACGATGGAGGTGCCCGTACTACGCTGATCTACCGACCTCTCGAGGCGCGATGGTGTTCTTGGGAGTGTTCTCCACTTCTTGGATCGTTGCGACGGAAGGACGCTTGAGAGTCGATCTTCCGGCGGTGTACGCGACGTATTCTAACATAGAACACGATCCGTACGAGCTGAGTTGGTTGATCAAACAGCTTGAAGGCGCTCTAGCGGATATCTCAAATGACGCTCAAGAAAGCGATCAGGCTACAGCTTGAAAATAATGACGTAGTCGTTCGCGAATTTGAGCGCGTCGTAGAAAACATCGATCGTCGGTCTTCCAAGGCCGCTCAAAGCGCTAGTCGTTCGTGGGAAGACTCTACTCGCCGCACGGAACGCGCGTTCCGTGGTCAGGCGAACATGATCGGTCAGCAGATTTCCGACATCGTAGTCCAGCTCGAGGCTGGTGCGAACGCCTTCCGCGTATTCCTGCAACAGGGCTCCCAGATCGCTTATCTGTTGGGAGGACAGATCGGTCTTTGGTTCGCGATCGGCTCTGCCATGACGCTGGTCGTTCAGGGCTTGATGCGAATCGGAGAAGTATCTACCGAAGTACAGAAAGAATTTCAAAAACTAACTGATCAGGCTAAGAGCTCTATCGCTGAGTTCTTTGACACAGCTCGTTCTGCGGATGAGTTGCGCCAGGCCCTGACGAACCTGAACAAGCCGGCGCGCGAGACCGTCATCCAGGAATACGCTGGTCAAGTACAGGTCTTAAACGAAAAGATCTCCCAGTTTCGCCAGTTGTTGAGCAAGTCGGCGCAGGGGCTGACGCTGTCCCCTGTCGATCGTCGGGCTCTGCAGTTGGCGATTGAGTCACCCAGCCTAGGCGAGATTCCGGGCAGGCCGCCGGAGCCCGTTCGCAAGGAAGCAGCCCGCCGAGCGCTGGAAATCGCTCGCGAAATGGATCGCCTGCGCGCCGAGTTCGACGCAGGTAAGATCAGCGCATTTGAGCTTCGCGATGCTATGGCGGATCTTGACCGCCAGCTAGAAGAAACGTTCAGCACGTTCTACGGAGGAGACAAGCCGCAAAGGACTCAATTACGCGAAGAGTTCCGAGCGATGACCGAGCAGGTCATCGCGCTAGAGGAAGCGTTGGCCAAGGCGAACGACCAGATGGCTCGCCTGCGCGCTGCTCAAGGCGAGCAGGTTGAGTTTCCTGGTAAAACGATTCTGCCGGCGGATCAGCTTAAGAACATCCAATCACTAGAGAAACTGATCCAGCGACTCGAAGCTGACCGAGACGAATTGTATCGCAGGGTCGTTGAATTTGACCAACCTGAGCAGAATAAGAAACGTGCTGAAATTGCTCGGGCGCTACAGGACTTGCCAGGGGTCGGCGAAGACCGCGCAGCTTACGCTGAGCGTCTTGCTGCAGCCGTTGATATTCTTGATAAACGCCTTAAGGAACTTCAAGTCGAGAAGGATCTGCGCGAACAAGAACAACGTCGCCTCGAGATTGAACAGCGCCGCATTGACGCGCTAGAAAAATCTCTTGAGCTCGAGAATACCGCTCTTAGCAGACAACTTCGGGCGATGGAGCCTGGAAAGGCTCCCGAAGACTGGCAAATCAAGCTATCCAAGTTCGAAGAGAACCTACTCCAGCGGCGACTTTCGTTGGGTCTGGACCCCAACGATCCTCGCTTGGCTACCGTCAATCAGCTTATTGACAACCTGGTCACGCTCTACCGCGAAAAGCTCTGGCGCGAAGAGCGCGAGGACCAGCGCCGAAAGGAGGAGGCCGAAACTAGACGTAATGAGTCCGCTTTTCAAGCTAATCTAGCGAATATTCAGCGTCAGACCTTGGCGCTGAGAGCTAGGGAATCTAAACTGTCTTCTGGAGATGAGCTAGATTCGCTAGAAACTCGTATAGAGCAGTTCATGCTTGAGCTCGAAGCCGCTGGCGTCAAGCTCAACGAGGACATGACCAAACAACTCAACGAGGCGCTGGCGAAGTTCAGGGAGGCCTGGCAGAGCTTCGAGCGGGCGGCTAGGGAGCGCGATGCGCTCAAGGTGTATGAGTCTCGTGTTAAAGAATTGACCGGGTCTATCGTAAGGGCTCGCACAGAGGTTTCTCAACTAGAAATTGAACTACGCGCTCTGGAGCAGACCGGAGTGCTTGGCCAGGAGCAGGCACAGGCGTTCAGCCCGCTGCTCCAGTTCCAGGACCTCAAAGGGACGCAGGAGTACGAGACTCTCGAATATCTACTAGGTAGGATTTTGGAACTTCGTAGGAAGCTCACCGCCCAGCAACTCGCTCGTGAAGAACGTGATAAAGACCTAGAGGCTCAAGCACAGGCCGCTGAAGAAGCGATTCGACTCTATGCAAAACTCGGGCAGGAGCTGGAGCAGAACGCGCGCATTGCCGACGAAGGCGATCGTGCTTTTGGTGATCTGGAAACCAAAGCGTCGGCGCTGCGAGAACAGATTATTAAGATCACCGAACGAGCTCCGGAACTGCGAGAACTGTTGCTGCAGCGCTCTTCTGACACGCTGTTCTCGGAGTACGCTGCTCGGCGGGCGCAAGAGGCGAGGAAGCGTCTCGAGGAGCTCGGAGAGGCCGCGGCTCAGCTACCCGCGATCGCCGAACGATTCAACACATTGTTCGGTAACGCTGTTCGTTCGATAAGTATCTTGCAGGCACAGATCGCAGGTGTCAGTACAGAGACGCTTGATTGGGAACAGACGCTAGCAGATATTGATCAAGAATTGAAATCGTTTGAAGGGGTGTTCACGGTCTCGCAGATCGAGGAGTTGCGCAAGCGTAGGATCGAACAGGCTCGCTTGAATCTGTATCTGCGAGAACAGGCCAAAGATCGAGCAAAGATCGAAGAGGACGAAGAACGTTCTATAGAGTTGTGGACTGAGCTTCGTGAACTGCAAAGTGACAGTGTCACTGAGCTCGAGACGATGTATCGTGTCTTTGGTGATGTTGAGGCGCGGGCTAAACAGCTAGTTGAGCAGATCGGGAAACTGAGAATCCCCACTGAGCGAAAGCAGGGGTTGCTCAACCTGGCCTATGAAGCTCTGTCGTCTGCTGAGATTGCTAAACGCGCGAAAGATGATGCAGAACGTTTGAAGGATCTACAGAAGGCGGCGGATTCTGTTGACACGAGTAGGTTCGAAGAAGAGCTCAAAAAGGCCAATCGCGAACTAGACATTGCTAGGCAGCGATTGGACGGCTTCGGCAATGAAGCTACCGAAGCAGTTATAGCTTTCAGGACTCTCGAGTACGAATTAGCAGATTTCAAGGCTCTCGGCTTTACTGACGAACAAATCGCCAAGCTGCGCGCTGTTCGCCAAGAAATCATCCGCGTTACAGAAGAGACTCGATTCAGACAAGAGATCGAAGCCGCGGCCGCTGAAGAGCGTCGTAAGAAAGAAGACGCGATGACGGCCGCTAGTGAAAAGTGGATGGAGCAGCAGCGAGAAATCGCTCGTCTACGTTATCAACTCAATAACATTGGACGCAAGGACCTTGAATACCAGCTCGAGGTCATGCGCATCCTAGACGAATATGAAGCGAATCCGTACAAAGAGGAATGGCGGGTCAAGCAGCTTCGTGATCAGTTACTAACGATCGCTAAGCTCAAGCAACAGATCAGGGAAGCGGAAGAAGCGGCTAGGAACATCCCAGACATTAAGCCACCTAGGTCTCGAGAAGAGGTTCTCGACGAGCGCGCTGAGCGTCTCGAGGAACAGCGAATTCGTCTAGAACAAGAGATCTCGCTGCTTCGGTTCCGTGCGGACAACTTGCACGCTCAGAACCTAGAAGAACTTGTTACTCTTGAGCAGTACCGTCTAGAACTATTGCAGCAGTATCTTCCCGGGCTCGAAGAGCAAATTCAGCTTCTAATGAAGCTCAAAGAGCTCCAGATGGAGGAACAAAAGCAGCTAGACGAGCGAGAAAAGAAGCTAGAAGATGTCCAACGACTCGGAGAACAAGCCGGCTACACGCTGACTAGCGGTCTGTGGGATGCGGTCACCGCTGGTCGGTCTCTTAATGAGACCATAATCGACATCACGCGCAGCTTGGTCGACATGCTAGCGCAGTATCTGTTGATTGAGCCGTTCGCCAGCGCGCTTGGTGCTGGAGTCAGATCTTACTTTTCCCCGAAGACACCTGCCGCGTCGTCTACGACCACTCCCACGACTAGCTCGCCTGTGCCTCACGCCAAAGGTGCGGTCTACGCGAAGCCTTCTTATTTCAACCTGGGGCTGATGGCGGAGGCTGGTCCAGAAGCCATCATGCCGTTGAGCCGAAACGCACGCGGCGAGCTCGGGGTCAAGGCCAGTACTGCTCAGCCGGTACAAGTGAACATCATCGATCAGCGCGGACCGGATGCGCCACAGGTTAAGGTCCAGGAAAGACGCGAAGGAAGCCGTGTCTTGTTGGAGGCTGTCATAACAGATACTGTGAACGGATTGATAGAACGCGGCGCTCTTGATCGTTCTATGCGCGGTAGATATGGTCTGTCTAGGAGGCCTCGGTAATGCTGTCCGTTTGGCCGGGCGAGCTGCCGAACCCGCTTTGGAAGTCGTATGAGCTTGAAACTGTAGATACCGTTATTCGTTTTGAACCAGATCATGGTCCTCCGTTGCAGCGGGTTGCCACATCGTGGGAACCTGTAGTCGCTCGAGGTGTCTGGCGGCTCAAGGACGCCCACTATAAGATCCTTCGTGATTGGTGGTCTAAGCAGTTGTCGCTTGGGGTCAAGCAGTTTGTCTGGAGAGAGCCATATCTTGATCAGTACGGCATCTGGGTTTTCAAATCACCGCCCAGTGCGCCAAAGATCGTTGCTCCGGGATATGTGGACGTAACTCTGGAACTGTTGCGACTGGCAGAGTACGGTCCGGAGACCCCGTATGCGAATCAACACGTCTGGTATGCAGATGCGCTGGTTTACAAGTCGACTAGTCCTCTGACTCTAGCCAGTCCGAACGAGACTGTTGTTCGTTGGGACAGCGCTTCTGGAAAATCGCTTAATCAATGGATCGCTCCAGTTACCTTACGTTCCGACGGCAGCAAGCGCTATGTGGAGATCACTTCTGGTAAGGGCCTGGAGCTTGCGAACTATGTTCCTTCTTTAGACGATTTCACTATCGGCCTTGGTTTGACCGTTGGTCGGGGATCAATACGAACCCCGTCGGCTTCATCGCCCGCGCTGGATTGCTGGGTGACTACTATCGGTGGTACTGATGCGACTTTTCGTACTCAGGATTTCATCAGTCGAGTAGATGCTCTTCAGGTATTCACTAAACAGACCATTTTCATGCGCGGCGGGGAGACGCTAGACACGTTCATTGATGGTGTGTTGGCTGGTTCCACGTCTGCTCCACAACTCAAAGATGTTGTCCCAGGCACCTCTTTCTATTTGACGCTACAAACAGAATCTAACGACACGTACAACTTTTCTTATCTGAATGTCTATTGTTTTCTGCTATTTCCATTTCAGATCACGAATATGGACATTGTTGCTTGGGATCAACTCTTTAAGCTGCGCATGCTGTGATGTTGCGTAAATCCTTTCTAACAGACCCGTTCGTACTCCTCGTGACGCTGACCAATGAGGCGTGGACCGAGCCGGTACGCTTGAGCACTCATTATCCAGAATTTGTGTCTAGGGGACAGACTTATCTCTATTGGCCTATGGAACCTATCTTGCCAGGATCTTCTAAGGAGGGGAGCGATCCTGGTTCGCTACTGCTCGCCAACGATGGGGTCTTGTTCACTTCACTGCTTAGAGACACGGTGAAACCGAGCCAGTGCTTACTGGAAATCGTGTCTATTGATCAACCAGACACGCTGCTACTCGCAACTCCAAACCTGGAGGTCCCGGAACTGACCTGTACTGCAGACGTTCTGCGGGTGCCGCTGGTCGTCCCTCAAAGAGCGTCGCGTCGATATCCGGCCGATGTTTTCTCCCCGGCGACTTTCCCGGGCCTTGTGCCGTGAGCGATCTTCGTTACCTCGAGATCCCCTACCGACCTTGGGGCATGTCGTTTGAAGGGTGCGACTGCTGGGGCTTGGTCGTGTTGTGGTATCGACACGAACTAGGTCGTGAGTTGCCAACCGTCGCTCCTAGTGGTAGGCTGACCGCGCTGGAGTTTAGCAAGGCGATCAAACATGTCCACGCTCCTCTCTGGGTTGAAGTCCTTCCTCCTTACCGTCGCGGGGATGTGGTCTATTTCCCGGAACCGAATCCGCATTGTGGCGTACTCGTCAATTCTTATCTTCTCCTTCATATTGATCATCAAGTTGGCCATGGCTATTTTTCTAGATTAGATGATCCGATGCTGCCTCCCAAGCGCGTGATCTATAGATGGCGCACCTAGTCGTAGCAGCGAGACAGAACCCGTTTGCTCTCGACCGGGTCGTAGAGCAGGTTGGTCCGACTACTGCTCGCGCGCTGGTTCAGCGATATTTTCCTCCTAGTCATCAACCGTATGTAATCGTCTTTCTTGATGGAAAACTAATCCCTATAGAAGACTGGGATAAGGTCATTACTAGTGGCCTGGTCGGCTTGACCATCAGGCCGCAGAACAGAGAACTAGTTCGCATCGGACTGTTCTTCGCCGTCGTCGTTGCAGCCGCGGCAACGGGGCAATGGGCGGCATTGCCCGTCGCGCAAGGCGGGCTAGGGCTTGGCGTGCTAGGCTCTAGCGCGCTAGGCGCGGCTGTAGGGCTGGCTGGCGGGTTGTTGGTTAATGCCCTAGTGTCGCCTGCAGAGCTCTCGACCGATGGGGGTCGAGGTTCTAAGTCTTGGTCGCTGGATCGCGTTTCTAATCAGGCCAGGATCTATAGCGCGGTTCCCCGTGCTTTTGGACGAATTCGTTATTACCCTCCTCTAGCTGCAGAACCGATTCCCTATCGTAAGAAGCGTCGAGAACATGTTCAGGTCGCGCTGTGCTGGGGATATGGTCCTCTTGAGGTAACGGATATCAAGGTCGGTAAGACTCCGATCACATATTTTGATAATGTGCAGTCGGAGTTCTTCCCTGGCGACCCTGGCGTGGTGCCGGAATCAACTCTGTTCTCTCAAGATGTTCATGTCGAGACCATCAATGAAGAAGTCGTCAATGAGTTCGGACCTCTGGTTCGTCGGAGTGGTGTCGCTCCCGAGCAAATCGAGGTAGTACTCAGCTTCCCCCGAGGCCTCGTAGATTTGTCAGATGGAGATACCGATGAACTCGCTGTTACGTTCGAATTAGAGTATTCCTATGTTGATTCTGGGGTCTGGCAGACTTGGGTTACAGAGACCGTCAGACGAGAAACTACGAATCCATTCAATTTGACCTACACGCTTGATGTGACTGGTCAGGTTGATGTGCGTCTAACTAGAATCACTAGGGACCGCAAAGACTTCGCGAAATCAGATTCATTGTTCTGGCGGTTTTTGATTTCCAGGCGCGCTGGTAATCCCTTCAAATTGCCGGGAGTCGCTATCAGCACTTATGACTTTCGTTCAGGGGAACAGCTCAGCGGGTCTGTAGACGAGATCAGTGGAGTTATCTCTGCTAAGGTTCTAGACTGGAATGGTTCCGATTGGGTATTGCGGGAAACGTCCAATCCCGCGTCCATAGCGCGCGCTGTTCTGCAGGCATCCGGTGCCTGGGAGCCGACTCCGGATAGTGAGTTGGATCTGGCCGGGTTCGTCAGATGGCATGAATATTGCCAGCAGCATGGGCTTGAATGTAATATCGTCATAGACTGGGACAACGCCACACAGGAAGAAGTACTCCAGCTAGTCGCCGCTACTGGCGACGCCATTGTACCGTTTATCAATGGTCGACGTGTTCCGGTCATAGATTCCGTACAGACGACCCCTGTACAGATGTTCACTCCTTTGAACATCAGAGATCTGAAATCTGATCTAACCTTCATAGACGTTCCGCACGGGCTGAGAGTCAGGTTCTTGAACGAGGAACGGGACTACGAGCCTGATGAGCGAGTCGTCTATATGGACGGCTACGGACCAGATAACGCATCGAAATTCGAAGATTTCGAGATCCCCGGCGTTACGAGCCCTAAGCTGATATATCGTCACGCGCGCCGGCGACTAGCTGAGATCTTGCTGCGCCGCGAGCGTTTCACATGGCTGTCGCCGTGGGACTGGTTAACTTGTCGTGTAGGCGATCTGGTGCACCTATCCCATCACGCGCTGGGAGTAGGTGTTTCGTGGTCGCGTGTTCTTAAAGTCTACACAGATCGAGAGAACCGAATCACTGGTGTTGATTTAACTTCCCCGGTGAATCTTAAAGAAGAAGGATCTTACGGTGCTCGTATCAGAGGGGCTGAGATCTATACCGTGGCGATCAGTAGATTTACTTCCACGCATCTTGACTTTGAAACGCCACTAGACGGCTCTGTTGAGGTCGACGATCTGGTCTCGATTGGGGACCTTCAAGTAGAAACTATTCCACTACTGATTACTAATATCCGACCAGCGGAACAGTTGATGGCGGAGATCACCGCCGTACGGTATCATGATGGTGTCTACAAAGCAGACACCGAAGTTATTCCCCCATGGTCTAGTGGCATCTCATCTTCCTTGTTAGAACCACCTATCGTCACGTTCGCGATATGGGATTATCGAACTAGCGAGGCTGTGCTGGCTGTCGAGGACACTGGAACATACACTCAACCGCTGGCTGCTCTGGAAATTGGATGGAGATACAATCCCGAAGATACGATGACTATTAACTCGTATCCCCCAGACACGAGTTCCGTCAGACTGACCCTGGCAAGGGACGCGCTCGTCCAGGGCAGGTGGCGAACGCTGAACGGTCGCGTCAGCTTGTGGAGCCCGACCGTTCGCGTTAGCACATCGCGTGCAGCGCAGACCATTTCTTCGTTTGGTGTCAGCTCAGCGTGGATCGATTCAGACTACTTGCGCTGGGCGATGCGAGATACCAGTAAGCACTACGATGGTTGGCAGATCAGGTATGGACCTCCCGGAGTGCCGTGGGAACTGGCTACTCCGCTCCACCAGGGGTTGTTGCAGACACAGTATTTTCCGATCAGCAATCTTCCGTTCTATAATTGTGAGCTATTGATCACTGTCTATTATAACGGTGTCCCTAGCGAACCGTACCGGCTGCCCTACGCTCCCGCTGATCTAGGTGGGGATCGGTATGATCTATGGTCAGTGGACTATAAAACTCTGGGATGGCCAGGCGTACTGCCCTCACACGTACAGAAAACAGATATTTTGACGAGTGAAAATTCTCTATGGATGTTTCCTGCTCCTGGCGAGCCGATGTTTCCTGCGCCAGAAGCGCCCATGTTTGTTCCCAGGGGAGCTGAATTCACGTACAGAACAGAGTTCGAGTTCCCTGACGGGTTCGAACCTTCTGATGTTTTGATTATTCAACCTATTGGAGTCGTGAGCGCTCTACAGTATACTAGGGAGGTCAGGACACTAGTCGAGACAGCATTTGATGACGAAACTGTCTTTGACGATGGTACGCGCTTCACGGAAGCTGGGGTTGGTTCTTATCTGCCTTGGCCTGGTGAGTTGCGATATCAGGCGGGAGCCAAGATCGAAGTTACCATTGTCGCCAGCTACCTCGAGCACCTCTATTTCAAAATCCGAGGTAGAGCGCGAAAGTATTATCAAACGAATGTCGTCGTTTCTCCTGATGGGACCGTTATCCAGCTCGAGGCCCCGTATCGATTCGTGCTTGCCGTGCATGCGATACCCATCGGTAATGCGACGGTCCGGGTGATATCTAAGGAGCCGGAAGTGGTAGTCGCGTCAGACGTGGAAACCCTGGCGGACATCACAGTGGAGTATGTCTAATGACGTACAGTAGAGCAGTCATCTTCGTTGAGGGAGACAATACAAATCCGAATAACCGCACTAGACTGGATCAGTTCATTAAGGGTGTTTATGATCAGATCAGCACCTTGCCGACGAACTATACTGGTCTCGCAAATAAGATCGTAAAGGTCAAATCAGACGAAACCGGACTGGAAGTTGGCGAAGTTCCGGTTCAACATGTTCGTTCTCCGATCGTCTTGGGGACCGGCCAAACCATCGGCGCTGATCACGTGGCTCAGCGTCTTGTGTCTGAGTCCGGTGTGATTACCTTTTACGAAAGGTCGGTCATTCTACGAAATTCAGGTACTCCGCCGGCTAGCAATGTCACTGTGACTCTGCCCGGCGGCGCGTCTGTGACCGTTGGAATGTGGTGGAGCATCATGGCCGCGCCTGATCAGGGCGGCACCTTGACCATACAGGCACCGAGCGGTTCTACTATTAATGGAGAATCCAGCATCTCCCTGGATGGTCCGAATGCTGAAGCTATCGTGACCGTTGGAGCCGTCTCCGGCGCGAATGTGACGTATTACGCTAGCGGTCAGATCAGTTCGGGCCAGACATTTACTGGTCCGACTATGTTTGCTGGAAGTGTGAATTTCAACAAGCAAGAGGTCTATGGCGGGTGGATGAAGCTCGGTCCTACTATTGACAATAGTACTTCTTCACCGATTGTTCTTGGAGATTCTGACATCGGCGTAGAACGGCGCATCACAGCCACTACGGCTAAGACTATTCAAGTACCGACTGGTTGGCGAGGTGTGTTCCACGCGCTGAATGAAACCTCGAGTACGACACATGTTCTTAGTCTAGAAGGGGGAGGTTCAGTAAACGTTGGGCCGGGAAAGAAAGTTATCGTCGATGCCAATGGTACGAAGCGCAACGTGGCGATCATCACATATGACCTTAGTGGGTGACTCATCATGCGTAGGCGTGTTGCCGCTGGTCTTCGCCCGCTGACCTCTGTCAGCGCTGCTCCCGTTACAGTAGAAACCGTCACTGAGCGGGTGGATTTTGCTGATTTAATCAACCCGGCTAACTGGAATATTACTAATAAAGATTCTATCAAAGGTGTTGCAGAAGCGAGCTCAGATTCCACGTATGAGAATCACAGCTTCACCGCAGGAGGAACATTCGGCGCGACCGCCGTGTTCAGCGCTGTTTCTGGACAATTGTCCGGCGACCTTTTGCTACGAGTGCGAGCCAAGGTTTCCACGACTACCGGCGCGCCCAAGGTCAGAGCATCTCTTTATGAAGGAACTGTTCTTAAGAGTACGGGCACATGGCAGAATCTAACAACGTCCTTTGCCACCTACACGTGGACGTATTCTTCGAACCTGTTATCTGACAAAACTGGAGCGCAGGCTAGATTCGTATTCGAGTTCAGCGATTCTGCCAGCGCGCCGAACGTCGGGTACTACACGGTCTCGGCGGTTGATCTGATTCGAACCCGCACTAGTCAAACTGTCAGCGCTGGTCCACAGAATCCGGCGACCTATCCTACTGCCTCTAGATCTATTCTGGTATCGAATAGCCAGGAACTGCAAGCAGCCTTGCAGGCGGTTCAGCCTGGAGAACATATCGTTCTTAGTTCGGGCTCCTATAGCGGACAGTTTTCTGCGTTCAAGCACGGCACCAAGGAGAGCCCGATTGTAATTCGTGGTGAACAGCTTCATACCGCGGAGTTCACTGGATCTCTTGAACTGCGAGGTAACCACACCTGGATCTATGGAGTACAATTCAACGCTGCGACGTTGCGCCTGATCGGAGAAGGAACTGTCGCTAGCCGGTGTTATTGGCGCCAGGGTCAAGACGACATTTCCGCGGCCTGTGTGTCTGTGACAGGAGTTGATTGCCAGGTCGGGTTCTGTGAATTCGATCGCTATCGTGCGAAAGCAGTTGAAGTCCTGCCGGGCGCTGGCGCGCGCAGGACTTGGATTCATAGAAATTATTTCCACGACAGCAACACCGATCAGCGGTATCAACTCTATGGCATCGTCATAGGGTCGCCGTCAGACGAGCTCGTCGAGCTCGGTGGGGTGGTGGAGTACAATCTTTTCCGCAGATGTCTGTCCAAACAGAACAACTTGATTCTAAACTTCTGTAGTCGGGTCTCGATCAATAACAACACGATCGAACAGTGCTACGGCGCGCTGATCAACAATCGCGCCGGTAATGGCAATTCTATCAAGGGCAACTGGATCAGTGATCCACAGTCTGGCGTAGGGGGAATCAATAATTACGGAGCGGATAACGCTATCCACGGCAATTTCTGCTCTGGTAAGATTTCGATCTATGCTGGTAATCGTAGTCCATTGACTATTGACGCTAGAGACACGCCAGCGTCGCTGCGAGCATCTGTTGTCAGCAACATCGCCACCGTCATCGTTGGAGCGACTCCTCCTAGCGACGTACCCGCTACTGACACTGTCGTAGAAGCTAACCAAGGAACTGTCCAGCGCCAGCGTGAGGTCGGCACAACCGTCTCTGCGACCTCGTCGATCAGCGTCCCGGCCCCTGTTCGCTTGGTGGACACAGACGTCGGTCCTTACGCGAACATGAGCGGAGGCCTCAATCGTCCTCCCGCTGAGCCGTCTGGGGCTCGCATTGTCAACGTCACGAATTCTACAGAACTGACTAATGCACTTCAAAACGCCCAGGTCGGCGACAAGATAGTCTTGGCCAATGGGACGTATTCTGGGAACTACACGGTCAACGTTGCCCAGGTCGCCCTTGTCGCTGCGTCGATCAACGGCGCTTCTATCACTGGCGTCTTGTCTTTGCAGGGGATGTATCAACAGGTCTATGGTGTCAGGTTCTCTGGAGGGGGTCGCGTAGAGGTTTCGAATGTCGGACAGAAAGTGGTTCGTTGTCGCTTCGATGGATGCACTAGTTCGCCTGTAATCAAGGTCTCAAAAGAGGACTGCGAAATTTCTTGGTGCGAATTTGTTGGCCTACAAGCCCAGGGCGTGAACGTCCGCCCTGCGGACGGTGGTCGCAGGGCCTGGATCCACCACAATTACTTCTACAACTCTACGTCCAGCGGCACCGATCGCCATGCGATTTTGCTCGGGGTGGCTGGAACGGATATCTCGCTGCAGGCTGCCTGTGTTGTGGAATTCAATCTATTTGAGAACGTTACGACTCATGATCAGGTAATTCAGGTATTGTCCAGCACGAACATCTTGCGATACAACACGTTCGTCAATTGCGGAACCAGCCGCTATGTCCAGATTCAGTACGGTGTGAACAACGCGCTACTCGCCAACTACTTTGATCAATCTGGCGGGTGGCGAATTATGGATCGCGACAACTCTGCGGTGGGCAATAAGTGTCTGGGTGGTCAATTTCAAGTCAGCGCCGGAACACACGACCCAGACACCAGTCCTGGATGGCAGACTCCCCCGCTGGACTACCCCGCAGCCAAGCGATCTGTGGTCGCCGGTAATGATGGAGCACTCCTGGTAGGACATGTGTTTCCTGGTCGTTCTGGGGACCAGACGGTACCAGCCAATGCGACTGAAGTCAGTGGTCACGTGGGAACGATCACTTACGGTACTCATTCAGGAACAACGACACCCTCCCTTAACAGAACCGTCCCGGCCGCTGTTCGGTTGACTAGCGCTGACGTTGGTCAGCAGGCTGGCCAACTCCCCACTACGACTCCTTCTGGCTGGCCGGCCGGCTGGACAGTTCCTTCTCTGAAGTCGTATCACGGCATTGGACAAGCGTTCAACTACTGGGGAGGTCTGTACGTCTTCCAGCGCTATGATCAGTGGCTTGGCAGACCGACGAATGTAGCGACTGTCTGGGCAGAGCAGAACGTTCCAGATTGGGACAGCTTGGCCGGAGGCGCTGGTCCAGACGACACTACTTGGTCCGGTCAGATCAATATGTGGAATATCACGAAAGCCTTGGACACGTCTCTCTGGCCCGCTGATCGACCGGTTATTATCTGTATCACTGGGCTGCCAGCGACTCATGCTGTGCGGTTGTCCAACAATCAATGGCAGAACGCCAATTCCTGGCAGCAGGTTGCTAACGGTGAATTTGATGTCTACTACACTAGACTGTTCCGTAGACTAGCTTATCGTTGTCAGCAGGCCGGCAAACCGGCGAACAAAGTCATTATCCGCTTCGCTTGGGAAATGAACGGTACCTGGTATAATCATGCTGTTGGATCAGACAAAGCAGGGTTCATCGCTGCGTGGCAGCGCATCGTAACTCTCGGGAACGCTGCAGTCGCTGCGATCATGGGTTCTGGTAAGCGGTTCCTCTGGGAGTTTGGACCGTCTTATCAGCTACGCTTCGGGAATCGCACGAGCGAGCGCTTATGGAATATCTATCCTGGCGATGCTTATGTAGATATCGTCTCGTTGAGTCTCCACGATAACATTGGCATCAAATCTTCAGCAGATTGGCAGCGCTTGTTGGAATACGACAAGAACAATCAGCTAGAAGGTCTGCATCCGTGGTTTGATTTTGCTCGCTCGAGGGGCAAGCCAGTTGGCATCAGCGAGATGTCGTTCAATCACACGGCTAAGCAGTACTTCCCGGTCACTGAGAATCCAGAAGCAGCTTGGGCAGGCTTTGAAACGCTGCGTCAGCGATACATCGACGCGTTCCTATATTTTGTGTACTTGTCGGATAGCTACACTTCTATGTTTGATCGAGGGTCCTGGGGAGAGCCTTATCGTCAGCGATACAAGCCTGGTGGAGTCGCTCCATAATGCCGGCCAGCCTGTCTGCGACATCTGTTGCTCTTTCAGACGCGGTCGCCAGGACTTCCTACTCGTTTAGTAACGTCAATTTCCCGTCTGGCAAGATTCTTCTGGGCGTGAAGGTAAGCAAGACGGCGTCTGGAGCCCCGTCCATTGCATCTATCACACATCCTAATCTAAGTAATATCACACTGATCAGAGAAGCTACTCACGCTAATTCCACCGAGAACCGAGGAACCAGGATCGCTCTGTATTCCGCGGACAGTAGTGGGGGTTCTGGAACCCTCACTATCAATATCAACAGCACCGACGCTTGGAGCTGCCAGGTCTTGGCCTGGCAAGTCTCTGACATAGACTCGATCATTGGACAAGCGGATGGTCTATCCTCTGGGGACACAGATGTAGATGTCACCGCTAGTCCAGCGACCGGCGGAGCAGCACTAGGGCTCGCGCTGGTCGGTTGCTACAGGACCAACACGTCTGGAACCATTTCGATTTCAAATTGGACAACAGCAGATAATTCCACGAGCGCAGGCTACTTCACATTTCGGGGATCCGGATTTACTGGAACCCCTCCATCAGCTCCTGTGGGCACGCTCAGCGCTGGCTACATGCGACCCGGAATCATGGTTGCTGTTACTTGGTCTGAGATCGCAGCTTCTTCCGGAGCAAAGAGCGCGCTGATCCGCGCACCTGGGGGATGAACTTGCTGACAAATTCGAGTCGTGCTAGCCTCGCCCAGGAGTTGCCATGGTCACCCTACCTACTCAACTGACGACTGGGGAGAACGGGTCTACTCAGCAGCAAACTGCTGATACGATCAACGCACTCACCACTTTCTTGTCTCAAGTGGTCGGTGGTGGAGCAATCTCTTTTCTCACCATATCTAATGACACGATCACTCCATCTACTCCATTCATCAGACTTGAACCCGAAGGCGGGGCTTCTAGCGACGACTTAAAATACATTAATCCACAGAATCTATTCGATACCGGAGACACGACCGCTGGTCGTGTGTTGCTGCTCACCCTAGCGAATACCGGCAAGTCCATTACTCTTAAGCACAATATGTCTGGTACTGGGCGACTTCTACTGCCTCAGTCTGCTGACTTCGTGCTGTCGACCTATGGCACTGTCCTGATCGCTGCATGGGATTCATCTCAATCCGCATGGCGGGTCTATGTCGCTGCGATATTGCCGATCAGCGGGCCGTTGACGCTTCCGACTTGGGACACGGCT